CAGATTCCGTTCTCCACACGGAGTATGTTATAACTTTGGGCATAAACTCTAAGTTGCTTTTGTCTGTCTGTGTTAACTGGATAGTTAAACAGCCCCACACGTGCTATTTGATTTTTTACATAGGATAAATTGAGTTGACCAGAAGGTTGTATGCTTTCGGGTTCGAGAGCAAAACTATACATATAAAATCTCCTGTAAACGGTCGTCCTCGAGTGGTGTTTTGCTGGCTGAATCGCTCTCAAATGAATAATATTTCCAGTAACTTCATCCAGTATGGTTTCTCCGTCAAACTCAAGTTCGATCTGTTTTACTTGTTCTGAACTCGTGAAAAGTCCATATTGATCTACATTAACATTTGAACAGTATTGATACGGTGTAGCGAAATCGTTCTCCACGTTTGGGTCGTTGTCAAACTTATCCTGTACCACAAAAAACAATTCTTTGACGGGATTCAGCATATTGAGTCTAACCTCGTGTACATTACATTGATTAACTGTGTCAATTTTGGCGTCGGCTCGGTCGAGTTCAAACGTATTCGTTTGTGTCTGTGTTATGAGATAGTCCACTCGTTTGGGAAATGTCTTATCTTGTAAACTTACCATTTCGGTTGAAAGTTGAATACTTTTTATGAGTCCAGTTGGATTTTGACCGAGGTAGTAGGTGGATGCCTCATTATCATTTGGATTAAGCGAATCCACGGCAAATATACAGTCTTCGGCTTTTCTGAAACGTATCGCTACCTCAACTTCTTGTTTAGTGATAGCATGCAAAGGTATGGCAAGTTCTGGGTGTTCGTGGAAATAAAATGGAAGGTCTACTCTGTAAGACGTGTTCCTCTTAGATGCCGACACTCTATCATCGCGTATATCTGTGTATTTATCCGTAAATATGGAGAATATCTGGTTAGGTTTACCGACCAGTTTTCTGAGTGCGGCCTGTTTTGATTGCGTCACGGATATCTCGGAATAAATGGCTAACATATCGGATGGTATTCTTTGGACGAGAGTACCACCTATGTATAATTCTGCGTACTCTATCATGGCTTGAGCGATTGATTCGCAATATGTGACATCGTAAGACGACAAGGACTGATCGATAGCCCCGAGTGTGAGTTTCACACTCAACCCTTTCAACAAGTCACCCTGGTTTTGTGGTATAACACACCGTATTTCTTCACCAAACTCCACTCTGCCCGTAAAATCTAAATCGTCGTAGAATCTCGCATAATTTCCATGCTTTTTGAAATTTTTTATAAAATATGTGTATTCTGGATCATCGGTAAATGACCTGTCCTGTGGACCCACAGTTTGAAGTTGAACTCTACCGGCCATTCTAATATTACATCCTAAAATTTTAACCCAGCCATTCCCCCATTTACTCTCACGACATTGTAGTTTGTTGCGTATACGTGTAGAGTGTGCGATCGAGTCGAGTTAATACCATCATCTAATTCAACCTCGAGTAATTTGTGTATAACACGGCTCATATTCACTTGTCCAGTTGGATAATGAACACCTGGTTTCATAGAAAAGCTATATACACCGAATTCGTTATCTGGGTCTATGGAGTTCGTGTAATTCCTGAGTGGCTGTTCTGCGGATAACATGAGATTGTCGGCGTCTATCACGGTATTGTTGTTAAATTTCAAATTTACGTGTTTTATTGGGACATGTTCCTTTGTTTCATCATCCTTCGCCAAGAAAAAGAGTTCTTTCACTGGATGCTTAAAATTAATCATCACGGCGCGTGAAGAAACACCGGCTTTCATTCGTATTTCAGCCACTTGCGTCTGCGTGATAACATATTCAATCGATCGCGTGCGTATGAAATTTTTCTCATCTTCCGTGACGTATACAAAATCACAAAACAGACTCATATTTCTCGGTGACATATCACACGTGATTGGTGTGATTTTTGTGTATGTGGACAAACTGTCGTCATGCTCCACCGTCAACTCATCCGCTGGTTTCAATTTAACCTTTACTTCTATGATGTGAACATCGAGACCACACGTAGGGATGGCGAGACTTGGGTGACCGTTGAAATAAAAGGGTAATTGTATTTTGTATTTTTGAAAATTTGTGTATTGTGGATTCGTGGCATCATTTATAATTGGATAGCTGTTATGGAGGGTCGTTGGAACGAGTGTAAATGTTGTATCGTTGTCCGTATAGTTAAGTTGATTGTACATATATATGTAATCACCGGTGATACGCTGTATGGTTTGTCCGCCTATGATCAAATCGGCGTATTTGATCATCTTCGTGGGCGTGGACGTATCCCATCGAATTTGCTTAACATCCAGGGCTACTGCGTGGCCCTGATCTACCGTGTGCCGTATGATCACGGAACTGTAATCTGCAACAATATTTACTTGTATCTTGAGCCTTAGTATGTGATCACTTCCAACTAATTCATATGACCAATCGTTCGCACCTATACCCTGCACGACTTCAAATTGCTCTGAACTTGTAAACGTATATTCAACGCCCTGATACACGGTGAGACTCGTCGTGGCGACCTCATCGATGAGTACTTCATTCGAGTTAAGACCTTTCTCGAGTGTGTACGAAACATTATTTTCATTCTTAGGGATTGGTGGTGGTAAATCTACACTCAGCGTGACTCCTTTGAGCATATCACCCGTGTTATTCTGTATTCGTGCTGTGGATTCGCTTCCGGGTTCGTTGAAACGTTCAAATGGAATTTCAACTTGTTCAAAAGCAAACTTTGTGTGTCTTCTAAATCTTGATATGAAGTGTGAGTACTGTGGTTGCTCAGTGAGCCACCTGTCCTGAATGCCTCTGACTGCGAGTGACAATTTACCCGACATTCCTACTATTTGTGAGTAAAATTTTGGTAATTAAAACGATGTGATATCTTAGAATGAACATTCAGTTGCGAAAATTCAATCCAGCCAAGATGGGTGACGACCGAATATGCGTCTTTATTGGAAAACGTAACACAGGTAAATCCACGTTGGTCAAGGATATCATGTATTACAAAAAACATATACCAGCTGGGATAGTTCTATCAGGCACAGAAGAAGGAAACCACTTTTATGGAAAGTTCATACCAGACGTCTGTGTCTACGGAGATTATGATGGGGAAGCCGTCGATCGTGTTTTGTCCAGGCAAAGAAAACTCGTCGGTGCGAGGGGTAAAAACAACACAAATGGAGCCTTCATGCTTTTGGATGATTGTATGTATGACTCAAAGTTTTTAAAGGAAACTCGAATTAGACAATGTTTTATGAATGGTCGACACTTTAACATATTTTTCATGTTAACTATGCAATATGTGATGGACCTCCCACCAGCCCTGCGTGCCAATGTGGATTACGTTTTTATTCTTAGAGAGAACATTATACAAAATAGAGAAAAGATCTATAAGTCATTTTTTGGTATCTTTCCATCTTTCGATATATTTTGTAAGGTGATGGACCAATGTACGGAAAACTACGAGTGTCTTGTACTCGATAACACCGTTAAATCTAACAAACTCTCAGACTGTGTCTTTTGGTACAAGGCGAAAATTAGAACGGGGTTTAGGGTAGGGAGTCCACAATTGTGGAGTATGCACAAAAAAACATACAATCCAAAATATTTAGAACAGCAGGAGGCTGATGCGAAGAAGGCTACAAAGAAAACACACCTTACGGTCACGAAACGAAAATCGTGATGCGTCACTTAACAATTTCAAAAAAATCGGTTAACATTAAATGTCTACTGACGTGCGGACGTTGAATCTTTCCGATAACGATGATGGCATGGTTCCACTCACGACATCTTTTGTGCAAAACAATCAACCCGAAAAAAATGTGAGTCAAAATAAAGAAATGACCATGGATTCCACCGCTATTGCTGATATTATGGGTCAGCCAGAAATGCCCCTCGAGCCACCAATGATGGAATCCGATCCACGGGTCCAGCAACCAGTTGTTATGCAACAGCCAATGGTTGTGCAACAACAGCAGCCACAACAAGCGGCCGCCCAAACAAAAAATCCATTCAACCTTACTGATGAGCAGATGCAAGCCGTCGTCGTCGCGGCGTGTACTGCGGCTGCCATTAGTAAGCCTGTGCAGGAAAAGCTCGCCAATTACGTGCCCCAATTCTTGAATGAACAGGGACACCGGAGCATGGTCGGCCTCGCGGCGACCGGTGCTGTGGCGGCTGCTATTTTCTACGTGCTCAAGAAGTATGCTTAGATACCGACGACTCTGTAGATATATCTACCATCATCGACAAAAAGATTGGCGATTACTAAACCACCAGTAAACATGGCTATCAAAAACCCCAAAGAATTTCCGGTGTTTCTGATATCCTTACCGAAAGCGCGCAGAGATTGTTTCACTTCGCCTATAGAGCTTATGAATATAGACGCGAGCGCATATGAAATCGCGCACGCGAGTAGTATGTACTTGTGATCCGTACCGAAATCACCGAGTCTGATGTACGATTTAACTCCACCTCTCGCGATCACGTTCAACGTGAATGGAATCAATATGAGAATGAGCGCACTGATGATCCATGGTTTCGCCTTGTCATTCGCTTTATCGGCCAACACTGGACTCAACATTACCGTGAGAGCCGAAAGCCACATGACGATGAAAATAAAAAGAGATTTATTCATTTACAATAGACATACATTATTTATCCTGGATGTGTTTACCACAAAATTCCGTCTTCTCTGGTATCTCTTGGTAAATGCCTATGGCAATAGACATGGTTTTGAGGTTATCGTACTTGTCCCAGAACGCAGGGCTGTGTGCGTACTCCTCGACACACGTGTGCGCAAGTTCGTGAATTAACACGTGCATGATTTCATTTGGTTCACCGTCTATGCACAAGCCTATTTCGTGTCCCTTGTTTACACTGTATCCCACGCTCCCCTGTTGCGCTCTGTGGTGTGCGGTGATGGGTATGGGGTCTACCAAATGTGTAAACTCATCGTTGTCGGTTTCGCGAATATGTTCCCTGAGAAGTTCGTACCTCTCCTTGACGATACGTAAATTTTCAGGTTCGGTCGTGTGTATGTATATGTATACATTTAGGAGAAACAAAATAACCAGAAGTATCATCTCTTATATACAAAGATAAATTTGGAGTATAGGTCTGATATGGGATTTCCAGACATGGGTTCCCATGAGTCTAACCTGAATCCTATTTTTTCTAAGCGCGTAACTAGTAGGTCTCTGTGTGCGATTGGTTCGGATTTTGCGCCGTCTTGATAATACGGTGTGTCTTCGAGGTGGACAAACAACTTTTCACCAAATTGCCCATTGCTCGTTGATTTCATGAGAAAGAAACTTTCCCTGCCGTACTTGAGTGGCGTCTTAAATACGATTTGGTTTGAATCGGGTATGATTCCTATGAGCCTCCCACCCGGTTTCATGCGTCGTCCTATTTCACGGGTAGTTTCTCTGAAGAGATCTTCACTCGCAAATATATAGTGAAGTGAAAAATTGTAACACACTACATCGTACCTTCTGTTTGGTGTAGACATGATATCTCCTAAATAAAAATTGACACGCATCTTGAACGTCTTTGCCCTTGATTTGGCCTCGTCGAGTGCATCATCGAGTGGTTCACACGCGCTGAGATTCACCTTACATTGTTTGTACTTACCGAGATCACCCCCGAACCCACATCCCACATCTAACACAGCGTCACCTTCCCTACATATTCTCTGTATGAGTTCCCTCTTCTCGGCGTTATGATGCTTCCGTATCTCCTCCATAAAATTAATTGATATTTTTTCAATGTTGGTTTGACTTAGGTATCTCCCGTGCTAAAAGCTTAAATTGGTTTCATTTATATATAGTTTTTTAATAAAATTTAAAGTAACACCATGGTTTTTGAGAAATGAAAATAGAAAAAAAAATTATTTTTTTAAAAACTTCTTTCTTTGAAAAGAAACTGAAAAAAAAATTATTTTTTTTTCTATTTTCATTTCTCAAAAACCATGGTGTTACTTTAAATTTTATATAGAGACTATATCCAATTTAAATCTAATGACGAGAATATTGTATTTTCTCTATATAATCTCGCGAAGCAACACCATGTTTTTTGGAACTTTTTATAGAGAGACTATATCCAATTTAAATCTAATGACGAGATTTTTCTAAAATTTTAAAAAGTAAAAAATAAAAAAATATTTTTTTAAAAACTTCTTTCTTTCAAAAGAAAGTGTAAAAAAAATTATTTTTTTTTCTATTTTCATTTCTCAAAAACCATGGTGTTACTTCGTGGGATTATGTAGAGTCATAGAGAATATCAACACAATTAGAAAAATCTCATGGATATTTTATCAGGTGGTATGTCGCCACAAGACCAATTGTAAACGTAACAGTGATTATGACCATTACCCTTCAAGAACTTGGAATCACGGAATGTACTGGGATTCAAACCAATGTCTAAAGTATTGTACACGTCAAACCCGGCATTGCGCGCGAGCATGACCGCCGACTTGAGGTCACCACGACCCGTGTCGTAAAACATATAGGCTTGATTTATATACATTTGTGTCTGGACCGACCTATAGGGTACTGAGTAATAACTCGTGAAATGACCCTCCTCATTTAGGTATGAATACACTATCTCACATTTGGGTAGAAGCCATCGACGCACGTATGATTCGTCTATCACGGGTGCGATAGAATATTGGGACATATGTTTACGTAAGATTTCGGTAACCCTCGGTACGTCGCTATTGGTCATCAGCCAGTGTGTACACGATCCGTTGACGGCGTGAGGTCTTTCTCGCTCATCCGAAAATTTTGCCGAGTTGAGTTTACGCACGTTTATGAGTCTATGCCAATACGATGTCTTTGCTACGGGGGTGGGGAGTTCCGCCACGGCCGTGTATACCGCTTGCCATATACCAACCGCATTAGCTCGTCGACGTATCTCAGATATGAGGAGTGGTGCGAGCCCTATATTTCGAATTGAGTCATGAACACAGAGAAAGTTAATTTGTAAAACATCGAGGACTGTGTCGTGTACTCTATACTTGGTTGGTACACCAGATATGAAACCGACTAGTTTTCCGCCAGACTTTGTTCGAAGACCTAAATTCCAATCGGATTCCGTGGCCCATTCCACGAAATCTTTTGAATACTTGAACGAAAAGTGTTCGTCGCGTATGTAGTGCGAAGACAGAAATTCGGATATTTCATGTATAGAACACGTCGACCATTCATAGTGTTTAGGTAATGTAACGGGTGTTTCGCTATATGTTCTAGACGAATCAATCTCACCCACACCCTCGGAGTGATTTTGTGGCATGGGTTGGGTATTCCAAAATTCATGAACCATTTGTATATTGGCGTATGTACCTTTTAAGTTGGCTTAAAGTTTTGAGTACACATTAACTCAGAAATGTCGCTTGAACAAGATTACACCACCGTTCCCGGTCAGCTCTTTGCTTGTCTTTCCGTTATTGGTCCGGAATGTCCTCAGAAGAATGATAAGTTTGGTATTAAAATCCGGGGAGCTTTCAATTCTAGAGATGAAGCCGCGAGTCACGCGAAGCGTCTCCAAAAGGAAGACGCCACCTTTGATATTTATGTCGTGGACATGTACAAATGGTTGTTGATTCCACCGGACGCCACCGCCATAGAGGACGTTCATTACACGAACGAAAAATTAGAGGAGCTCATGTCGGGGTACAGAGAAAATCAACAAATGGCGGCCAAGATGTTCGCTGATCGTAAGAGAGATATGATGGAGAGCCCAAGTAACACGTACATTAAGCCGGGTGACGAGAATTCCAAATTTTACACGAAACCAGATGAACCACCCATCAGTCACCCAGCTGAGGTTTTGGAGCGTCTTAAGAAGGAAAAGCCGGACGCTGAGATGGAAGAGCTCGTGAAGGAAGCCGATAAGATCGTCGCTGATGAAATCGAAGAACGACGTAAGAAGCGCGAGGCTGAGGCTGAGAGTGTTGAGGAGAAGGCGACTGAAGGTGAAGAAGTGAACTCCGCGTAAATAATTAAAAAGATATAATGCTGATCGGTATCCCTGATCACCATTATTGTATATATTCTGGTTAAGTGTGTGGACACGAAACACTTAAACGGAACACATTTTTATCCTGGTCGAAGAATGACCGGTTGCATGGTCTTACCCATGAAAAATCCTAAAATGAAAGCCACGAATATGACTATGTACGCGGTTTTGTCGAGATTTGAAAAGATATCAATCTTTTCTTGGTATTGCATTTGTGGAGGTGGAGGTGGTGGGGGAGGGTAGTAATACATGGGTTCTTGATCATGTTGTTCATCCTCTATTTGTTCTTCTTTTTCGAGTACATCTGGGGTGTAATCGAGTGGATTTCCTATATCACTCTCCATTTATAAATTCGCGTTTTATTTTTTTAACTACATTATTCCTCATCTTCATCATCATCCTCATCATCAACAATAAATCCAGCTAAATTACCATTTTCATCCGCATCCTCGTCTTCATCTGATTCTGATTCACTCTCAGACTCCGAATCGTAATCATCTTCATCGAAATCAGAGTCACCGTCATCTGTGTAATCGTCCTCTACCTCTTCAAATATTTCGAGACGCTCCGGGGGCTTGGAAACTCGTCCAGAGCGAGTTCTAATATTAGACATTTTATAATATATATGTTCATTACATCTTTAAGTTATGCAACCGTTCTATTACTGCGTTCAATTTACTCATTATTTCTTCATTTTTGGAGTACATACCGAGCTCTTCTATATTATGTATGGCTCGTTCCAATAGTTTCTGCGAAATATCTACGTGACCCTTAAATTCTACCGCCATGTGTAGATTCGAATTGAATTCCCTGTAGAGTATCCCGTTTATGTGCGCGTATTCACGGACATCTCTCATGATTTCCTCTACTGGATCAGGCTTTACGCTTATTTTTGCTATTCTCGATGACACATAAATCATCGCCAGTAAAATAACCACCGCAAACATATTTATAATTTAGATGTTATCTTGTCTATAAGCCTGTGTTTTCTATTCGTACATTTACAAACTTTTTGAATCTCATCTTTGAATATCGAAAAGTCTGATTTTGTGGAACACACGGGACACGCGTGATTCGTTTTCACGAGCTTCTTTTTGCCTTTCACATTCTCTATAGCGTGTATTTCCAGATTATCATCTTGAATCATGTATTTTTTGATATACGCTTTAAGGTCTTCGCGTACGTCACATTTTGGTTTTTCGACAGGCTTTTTCTTTGGGAGCGACCTGTATTTGGTGACATGTAATTTTTCGACTATGTTCGGGGGTAATTGGTGTACTCGTCCCGAGAAATCCTTACAAAATCCATAGAATCGACCTCTTATCGTTTCACAACGACAGAAACATTTTTGTTTTATGGTGTCCCCTAATATATGAAACCACACGTGGTTTGACCCGTGATTGCGTTTCGTGTTTTCACAATACCTAGACGTCGTGGCGACGAGGTAACTGTTCTTTTCTCGGTACAGATTCTTTACACGGGCATTCGTTTGACCTTCCATATGTCTACGTATGAACGTTTCGAGTAAAGCACACGTTTCGGGGTCTTTGAGTTCGTCCTTCAACTGGTTCGCTGTGAAAGAACCTTCCTTTCTTTTCTGTGCACCTTCGATTATTCTGGGGTCGGTGCATTCTGTCCGAAGAGTCACCATATTCATGAGTTCGACGGTTGGTTCCGGTGACACATTTTGGAACATGGCGAGAGGTCCATGTTTGTACAAAAGTATAGGAAGGTACTCACTTTGCGTCTCCTTTCCTCTATCACATTCCGAACACCCCTTACCATTACACGCTTTATGCGTCACCCATTTATGTGAAAATGGCATTCGAAACCCACTTCCATGGGTGTTTCGTTCACTACTTCCGTACACGGACAAATCGACTATTTCGTTCCAGTCTTTTGATCCATATGCTATGTTGAGTGTGTTTATGATGTGTTCTCTGAGAGCTAGCGCCGAGGATCTATTCACTGGAAAATCCGGCCAATTTATGTGTACACCCGTTTTCATGAAATCATCCACCTTCTTTGGTTTTGAAACACACACGAGCGCGTCCTTCCCTCCATGTTTACTCACCCTGTCGCATATGACTTTACACACGCGGTTAATTTCTTCTACCGTAAGAACGTCATCATCCTTGTAATCGAGGTCAACGAAAAAATTATACGCATCGATCGTCTTTTGCTCCACGAGATATATCTTCTCGTTCGATTTGATACACTCAACGTATTTTTCATAAAATTCAGTCAATCTATCAAATGGTACGGACAGCACGCCGCCGTCCATGAACACATGTGATGGATTGGGGTTCTTTTCAAAGAAGCCATGACTTTTGCACCACTCCTTGAACATACTTACCATTAGTTCGCGTAATTCTTTTAATCTTCTTCAAAGCTTCTCCATATCGACTTCCTAAACGATACATCTGGATGTGTTGCTTCATCTTCTGTTAG